CTGTCTCTTGAACATGAAGCCCACCTGTCCATCGTCATCAGGCTCGGCCAACATAGTTATCAGATGACCAACTCTACCGACCTTCGTTGGAGTATACCCTGCACTCCTGGCCTTCAGACAAAAATATGAGCATTCGCATAGCTCTACATTCTCACCAGTTGAGTCAAAGGTAAACTGGAACCACGGGGGTTGTATCTTCTCCAGGGCTACCCTCGATACCCGAAGACAGCCGCAGCCTACCTCACCAAGAACATCGTGGGAGATAACACCAGCATCCCTGACATACGATGCTCCGGCTACATCATACTTGCAGATAAACAGAGGCCAGGTATTATCACTGACCACCATGTCCCTATCCAGCATTAGCAACCACGGCAGGTCGGTGTTATCCAGGAACCACCTGACAACGCGGTTCCTTCTACTTGCCAGCATGTCCAAAAATCTCCCATCGCCGACCGGAAGGTCGGAAGCCCGGAGTACATAAGGGCAAGCTGGCAAGAAGGCACGAAGATATGAATTAACGCCACCCTTATCAAATACTACTACAAGAGTATCAGAGAAGATTATCATACGGCACGAGGACCAACCTGTGTACCGCCTAAGTCGATAGTGATATACCGGACATGGCCCCAAGAGTCTAAGCTGATCTCAAAAACACATGGAGCAAAACTATCACTATCAGCACCAGGCAGGCCATGCCTGAGTTCGAGCACATCGGACGAAGCATCCGTTACAGTTGCTTTCGTCAGCCATGGGCCGGAGGTGGCAATCTTATCGGCAAGGTAGCCAGGAGTGGTCGTGGTATAGATATCCGTCTTATTGACTTTGTTTCGGCCGTCACCAGGGAGGTCAGACAGCCTGCCAGTAATCCAACCAGTAGAGGTAAAGATGAGGATATCACTATTCGTACTGCTAGACCTTGGCGGGAACATCCCAGACGTTGCGGGATTAATCAATATACCTTGATTATCTCCGCCGAAGGTAAGATAGAGATGCTGCTCACCAGTTGTCACAATAACATCAGACACCCACTCTTCAGTTATTGGTGTAGTGAGGTAGCATTTGATAGACGAGTCAGATGTTATCTCCGCCGTACTTGGGCTAGAGGTTGAGCAGGGGTGCAGGATGCAAAAGTTGTCAGACCTAATAGCATCGGAGGCAACCATGATCCGGCCCCATCGAGCACGACCATAGGATTGGTCAAATGCGATATGGGGGCCAGTAAGGTTTCTATGAATAGATAGGGGTTCTTCAACAGTCATGAAACCAGCATTCATGGCATGCTGCCGCATGTCCTCCAGCCTCTTAGCTGATATTAGATTCCCTTTTCGCCATGCTACATTATCAGGCATGTTTTACCATTTCGATGGGCTTAGGTCGGAGAAGTGGGCAGTGGTGTATGGGAATACACCAGCTTGCCCTTTCTTCCGAAGTTTTTGCCAAGCAGGGGGGTCTTCATTGAAGTTAAGAAACTTGTTCCATGTTTCGGGTTGCCAGGAGAAGGTATAGGAAATAGCATAGCCAGCATTTCCATCTACAGAAGTTTGTTCCGTTACTGACACACCCAAGAACAGAAGTTCTTCAGCACCAAACCCATGAAAATCACTCTTGTTGATCTTACCAATAACACCTTTGATTTTTGTCTTATCCCAAGTAGTCCACGAGCCAGAAACAGTCACCTGCCCCACAGGTATAATCTTTACAGCATTAGTAGACTCATCGGCCCTCAATGGCCAATTGGGTAGAGATACATCACTGAATTCCCAATCCTTCCATTTTAAGGTCAGGGCTTCCCCACCAATCTCTACATCTACAATCCAATTAACAGTATCCTGAGCTTGTACCCCGCCATCACGTTTTGCCTCAGAGACAGACTTGAACGTAGCGTTTATGAATGCTGATTGTGGCCTTCCGGTAACGTCGGAAACATCGCCAACTTTGGTTATGGATGTATCAGTACAAATTAACCAACTAGCATCTGAATGGGGTTTTCCTATGAGAGCAAATGCTTCCGTATATCTATCTACCCAATCAACTTCATACTTAACAACCTCAGTCATTGAAGTGTTAGATAGCGAAGCATCGCCAGTATTGTCCCACTTCATATTTGTCTTGTCAACCGACATTATGCCGCCCTCGCTGCCAGATTGAGTTTCTTGTCAATACTTTCAAGGCTCTTAGCAGCCCTTTCAATATTAGTATCAGTTGTCTCCATCAATTTCAACATCATTTTTTGCATTTTCACCGTGGGATTAGCAGCGGCACTTTGCAACCTTTTGAATAATGCACCAACATCTTCAAATCTGCCAGCACCCCCACCCTTTACCGCTTGCCTTTGAGTATTGGCTATTTCCCTGATACCCGCCTTCTCTTCATCTGTTCGTGCTTCTTTAAGACGTTCAGCTTCATTCCTATTGATTTCTCTAAGCTGTTGTTCCGAATTGGTCAAGAAGGTGGATTCAATAGCACCACGGAGACCAGTAAGGAAACCAAGACGTTTACGAATATCTGTTCCACTAAATTGTAGTTTTCTAATTTGTTCTTGCTTATTTTTTTCATCCCTACGAAACTTATCCTGTGCTTCCTTTTCATCCCATTTTCGGTGTTCCTCTTTAACACGAGAAAGATACTTATTCTCTGCCACTAGTTTTTCATACTGAGTTCCTGTAAACATAGCAAGTTCAGCTTTATATTGCTCATGAAGGATAGCAATGTTACGTTCTCTTGTTTCTTCCATCAAGGATAATTTAGATTCCTGCAATTCAGCAAACAACTTCAAACCAAGACTGTTGCCTTTTATAATCTCCTTTTTTGCAAACTCAGCGGCTTCTTCTGCCGCTTTTTCCATTGCAATTTTTCTTTCCGTAAAATCTTCCCCAAAACCCGAAAGCAAATCAGATATTCGTGATGAGCCTTTAGCTGCGCCTATATCCAAATTAACCAGGCTTTTTATTTTATCTCTAATTGCTCTTATTCTACTGGGTCCAAGAGCCTCTGCACGAGTTGGTCCTTCCCATAAACCATCTGGACGTTTAATTAATCTACCTTTCATCGCTGCTTCTAGGTTAATAGTCTCTTGTCTAGAAATAGCTGACAATTCCTTCACCCGTTTACGAATAACAGCTCTAAGAGCGGGTATACCACCTTCTTCAAATGCTTTCTTAAACTCCTTCCCCCGCCAAGCAGCCATTTCAGATATCTGTTTGTTAACATCATCTTCACTCATTGCTCCCCATGGCAACAAATCTTCTGCTTTTTGTGTGGCCCTATCTCTAGCCTCCTCTTTTAGTTTCCTCATTTTATCAGCAAGATTATCCACCTTAGATGTTACTGATGCAAATAAAACACCAAGGGCAACAAGAGTAGCTGCAAGTGGGTGAGTTGCAACAAATGTCATAACACCTAAAAGAGCTTTCATGGCTAATATTAAACCAGACACAACAAGAGTCCATTTCAAAATAGATGCTACCCAAGCACCATCAACCCATTTAACAAAATCTTTGAATATACTAAGAAGGGATGCAACCACTGGGGTTAATTTTTGCCCCATCTCCACAAGAAGTGCAGTAACCATTTGCTTCATCTGGCGTATTTTCATACCCATTCCATGAGCAGCTTTGTTGTAGTTTGTCATGGTCCTACCAGAAGCATCCATTATGATTTTAAGACTGTCAGCCTGACCGGCGGTGTCCTTCATAATAGCTGCAATGGCTTTCAAACCACGAATGTTTGGGAACATCGCACTAATTTGTTCTTGTGTTGCTACAGATAAAATACGCATAACCTTTGTTAACCCAAGAGCCTTTAGGGTTGTCGTATTCATCTCATAACCTGTACCAGTAACCTCCTTAGAAAGTTTCCTAAAAATATCCTTACCTTCATCTGTAGATTTTAGAAAACCACGAAGAATACCAACCATTGCTGTTGTTGCTTGTTCAAAATGAACACCGGCACGGGTTGTGGTAGCAAGACCGGCAAACAAATCATTAAGAGACATACCAGCCATGGAAGCTGTGGCGGCAACTTTGCCTATTCCTTGTGCCACTTGTTCATAAGTTACTTTACCTTTAAGCACCAGAGCATGCAGCTTATCTGAAACCATCATTGCATTTTCAGCAGCAATACCATAAGAGTTCAAAACGGTAGTCAATGCATCTGCTGCTGTCCCAATATCTGTAAAACCACCAACAGCAGAAAGAGAGGCAACACGAAGAACATTAAGAGCTTTTTCTGGAGCTACGGATGCAGACAGAATATCATATAAACCTTTAGCAATAGTTTCCGTTGATTGGCCAAATTCAATAGATAAGTTACGAACAGCTCTTGTATATGCCGGAAGAAACTTCATTGAAGCTTCATCAAGCATCGTACTAATCATCTTCATTTGCTTTTCAAACTTAGATGCGGTATATATAGCACCACCAATAGCAGCAGCCGATATGGCAAAAGCCCGCTTAGCAATCCTGGCTATATCTTCCATACTCTTATTTACTGCGATCAGCCTTTTACGAACTGTACCTAAAGATGAATGCAGACTAGTAGCATTGGCCCTTATTTCTACATATAATTCTGCAATTTTGAAAGCCATGTTTACTTAGCCCCAGGTTTCGTTAGTCCTCTACGTTCAATCAATCTAGCTAACTCTTCCTCACTACCACTAGTTGACGCTTTCTGCCCTGTGCCTTGGAAAAAAGCATGTACCCTTGGTATATCCGAAAGTCTTGAATGGTATTGTCTAATTGTCAATGCATTCACATCTTCAGCCTTCAATCCATAATAATAATTCAACAAAGAAAAACTTAATCCCCACCCAATTGTTTCTCCGCCTTTAGCGACAAAGGGTCTTCGTCAACACTACCCCCCATCTGGATAATCGTACTCACCTCTGCAATATTGTCTGTAGTGATCATATTGCCAATATAATCCAGTGTTATCTCAGGATGGCTCTTGGACAATGATCTCCACATCAGAAACCTAATTCCCTCCATAGAAGTCATGCCATATGTTATCTCATCTTGGGTGGGTTGCTTGGAGCACAAGTCAACTAATGAAGTTTGCCGCATAGTAGGGTCAAGGTCTTTAGTAGCTTCTAGAAAACAACGAAGCTTCTCACTCTTTATCCATCCCTCAAGTGCAGCAAGATCACCAATGGTAAGAGGCTTAATCTTATAAACCTTGCCATCAGGTCCGGTCCACGTTACGCCCTTTCCGGCGGCGTCTGCCAACGAATCAGCCATTTCTCTCTCCTCTTCTTTGTAGTAGTGCAAAAACTCAATGTGCCAAGTGTATACATCATCTCCCAGATTCAATCCCGAGGAAGTGTGTCCCTTGTATATCGAGGGATTCATCAACAATGCCCTCCACAGCAACACTAGGATGCAGCCCGGTAATAAAACCCCACCCGTTTAGGTATTGGTCAGTAGGCTCATTATGGAAAAACTTGACGATAAACTTGTTGCCAAGCATATTGTCTGTCAGCCTATTTACCCAATGACGTTCTGCTGTTGCTGTCCATGTTACTAATCCACCAATGTATTCCCTGGAGCCATTAGAGATGAAGTCAGTAACTTCAAGAGCATCACAATTATAGTCTAGGGACCAATTGATGAATCCACCGGCCTCTAGGGTGATAGGATAATGATTATATGTAACTAGAATGTTACCGGATGCAGGAGCAGTATTGAAAGTTATCGTGCCCTTTGGGGTCATTTCAAAATCAGTGC